CCCGAGCGCTCATCTGCCCTGATTGCTTCGGAATATCTTTTGATGAATTCTCCCTTTTTCTTCAGTTCTTCTCTGTTGACCCTCATTTTTTTCTCTCTTTCTGGACCATTTCGCATTCAGCCCTGAAAGCTCTGTTGAATATGGTCCCCAGCTCCATCCGGATCTGTCCCTCCAGAACGGAGAGCCTTTCTCCTCCTCTTATCAGCTCCATCACAGCATCGTCAATCATTTGGATGGCACAGTCTATCTTCTCGCCTTGAGCCTTTCTCTTCTCATCTGTCATCGTCATCATTGAAAGCCCTCCTTTCATAAGCTCCCCATCCGATCATGATCAGAATGGGCGGGATCCATGCCGGTGCTGTCTTAATAAGAAACGTTGATAATATTTCGAAGTATGTCATTTCTTTCATCTCCTTTTTATATGCCCATGTTCAGCTGATTATCTTTGACCGGCTCCAGATGATATGCCCCTGTTGATTCATCAAAGACCAACTTATCATATTGCTCGATCTTGCCTTTGATCTTATTAGTAAGCTTCAAAGACTGCGAAATGGTGTAATCGAATTCCGGGATCTTGACGATGGCCTCTGATATGGTTCCATCGGAGTCCACACTTTCTTCGCGCGTCGGGATCAGATTCACGGATATCTTTAGAGAAATATCTCCCTGATCTGTCTTTTTCTTTTCCATTAAATAAAAGAGCTGATTCAGGGCGGAATCGAATTCTTCCCTTATTTCACTCAAGGATTTCTCGTTCAATGTCATGACCTTCCCTCCTTCATCGTCATTCCCGAAAGAATTATGTTTGTATCCTTTAAAAACCACTGGAAATATCTCTTCACTAGCTCCTGGTTCTTTGCCAAAAACTCATGATATCCATCTCCTATGATGAAGCGGTCTGCTTTCTTTCTGTCCCATTCATCTTCCGGCTTTCCGTATAGCTGCAGGTATTGGACCGCCCTGAATCGGATCAGTCTTTCTGCGAACACATCTACAAGCATGGAAGCAGCCAGATCCGTGAAGTCTCTGTCGATGCTCTCCGAAGCGGATGACTTCGCCATCTGATAGAGTTCGTCTGCAAGCTTATTGATCTTTCTTTCTCTCAGTGCGTTCATCATGCCACCTCCAAGCCGTCGCGCCTTTCAATGATGATCTCCCCGGCTTCTACTTTCTCGTAGAATTCTTCGCAGCACTTCATGGTAAGTCTGACTGTGGCCTGTTTAACAGGACAGAAGTGTTTCTTTCTTCTTTTGTCTTCGCTCTTCCTGAGCATCGGGCAGTCCCTGCATTCCAGAGAGGATCCTGCCAAGAGATATTCATCGCGAAGTGTCTCCGGGATCTCAACAATATCTGTGAATGTCATGTAGCACATCATGGCCACCTGTGGCTCTCTTTCAATTTTGACCTCTGAATGATTCATCAGGATCTCGTTGACTTTTCTATCGAAGTCCTCCGGATCTTTTCCGTGAATCGTGACTTGTCTCTTCACTTTTCTTTCTATCATTTCCCTTTCCTCCGTTTATATATGTACTTTTCCATTATTATCGCATATAATAAAAAAGCACCCTCTTTCGAGAGTGCAAACATACAAAAAGTTGTTTTTTTGGTGGTATACTAATCCACACGTTATGATTTTAGGAATAGTTAACACCTTTTTGTATAGTCCCCTCCGTCGGGGACCAGCACACTCTCTTCACTTTGAATTATACTCAGGATTTTTCTTTTGTCAATGCTTTTCTTCAGAGGCCGTCTTTGGACGGCCTCTTCATTTTATTCTTTTTCAATCTCTTTGAGATCTTCATTCACGACTCTTTCAAGCAGCTTTAAGATGTACGGTGCAGGATTCCTTCTTCCTGCTTCCCAGTCTTCTAAAGTTCTGACCGGGATCTCATATCTTTCGGAGAATTTCTTCCTGGAGTCCCCGAGGGCTTCCCTCATTTCTTTTATAGTCATATTGTCCTCCTATTTCTCTACTATTTCCCAGCCTTCGCAAGTTACCTCTTCAAGATCGAATGATTCTACATTCTCAAGAGGTGTCTTTGCCGCTGCTGTGATAGATTGCTGGATCTGTGAGTCTCTCGTGTAGAATATGGATCTATCTTCAAAGTGGATGTAGTTCACAAGCTCCTTCATCTTGTTCCCGTTCTTATAGTTGATTGTTAAAAGCATTCTTTTTGTCATTTTATTTTCTCCTTTCTTCTGCGGACTTGTGACCGCCATCGGTAGCATTACCGGAGCCGGGGCTCCGTCACTCTGCTTTAGTCAACTATTTGAACTATGTAGCCTCTGCTTCTCGCATCTTCAAGGTCGTCTATGTATGCGATGGTCTGCTGTGGGTATTTAGGATCATATAATCTCCAGGCTTCTCTATAATCTATCCATTCTGCATTGATTTTCATTGTTCTGCTCCTTTCCTTTGAGGGGCTTTATTCGCCCCTCACGATGATCGCGCCGTCTTCTGTGGTTTCATCTGTAACCACCCAGCCGCTTTTCTTGAGGAGATCCTCAACTAAGTTTTTAACTTCGTCGTGTGTCATATCTTTTCACCTCCAAGTGATTGTGTTCATTTGTTCCCTGTGATTATATATTACCACGCATTGCGTTGTTTGTCAATAGCTTTTTAATAAAAAAGTGCAATTTGCGTGGATTTTTTCAAAGTAACTTCTTTTATAAAGGATTTAATTCTGCTACAATAATAGCTGGAGGTGATGAGATGTATAAATGTAAAAGATGCGGAGCTTCTTTCTTCTTTCACTATAGGGTCCAGCTCGCAGACACGGCGATCTGCCGGAAGTGTTTCAACGAACTCGGATTTGGGAAGAATCTTCTTATTTGTTCAGACGTTTATAAATATGAGGAGATCAAAGACGGATACGATGCATATATCCGGAGACGCAGAGCTGAAAAGGTCAAGGAACATATTACAGCCGAGCCTCTTGTCCAGATCCATGGTGGCGAGCGTGATTTGATCTGTACCGAAGAAGAGAGATCCATCTTCAACCTTGTAGAGGATTATCTCACTGAGCATGACATAGACTGCTCCACTCTGAGGCTCGCTCGTTTCGCTGATGCCTATTTGACAATTCGCTTCATGCACTTTGACCTTGCCAGATTCAAATATACGATCCGCGCTCAATGGATGACCTTCCCTGTGATCGAGTCCAGGAACGATCATCACAAGATAGATCTTCCGGATCAGCTGTCTCCTGAGCTTGAGGACCTGCTGGAAGATGCTGCAGCCAAAATCATAGAATGGAGCGATAAAGAAGACTAAAAAAGAGAATCCTTTCGGATTCTCTTTTCTTATAAGCTCATCCATCGTCTGATGGTCCTCTCAATCTCCTCTTCACTGTTCTCTCTTATCAGATCCGTGACATAGAATCTGCCCGGGCCCTTTTCGGTATAGACCGCCTGATCTTCATGGCTGTAATATATAGGGGTTCTTCCCTTCTTTGATTTCTCTGATACTTCTTTCAAGTTCTTCATTTTATCATCTCCTTTCCCGGGAGGGCTTGCGCCCTCCCCTCTTTTTTAAGCTATTCTTTTGATTGTTTTCTCGATGTCTTTCAAACTTGCAGCTGTCAGCTTATATGGATCACTTTCTTCTCCGAAGTGCCATCCGTACCATTCAAGCATCTGCTCAGTCTCTTTCTTCTCTTCTTCGAAGTGCTGAATGATCCCTTCTTTGTTGACGCCCGCCACGATCTCGATAGTTGCGTTCTTTTCGTTCCATGCTTTGGCTTCGCATCTTTTGAAGTAATCATTCACATATACGCTCAGAGGCCAAAAGCAGATGTTGTGTTTCTGTGTGCTGAGCTTTCCTGTCTTGCCGATCTTCCTGAGTGAGCAATCGCTGCCGTTCCAGTTCGGTTCTCCGGGTACATGTTCTACGAACCAAAGTCCGTTGTCATTCTTGAAGTAGCCTCCTTCGATCTTAACGATATCCCCTCTTTTGATTTCGATTCCGTTTTTATCAAACATATTGTGATCTCCTTTCAACATTTCCTTGTCTTATCTTGATTCTATTTTACCACGCATTGCGTGGAATGTCAACACCATTTGGAGAAGTTTTCTCGATTTTTTTACAAAATAAAAAAGCCATCCAGTATTCTCCGGATGGCTTCTATTATGATCATTTTCTCTATTATTTTTTTATAAAAGCAAAAGACCCCGGGCAAGTTCCCGGGGTCTTTTGCTGCTTTGATCTATCTTTCAAGGAGGTAACGCTACGACTCTCCTATGAGTCGTCATTTTTTTTCGAGCACTCCGATCCGCGCCTCGTGATTTGCGATTTTTTCCCTGATCGTATCCAATTCCTGACCATGCGCCGTGATTCGTTTGTCGAGCTTATCAATCGACTCTTTGAATTGGTCGATGCTGGTCTTGAGCTCTGTGATATTGGTATTTAAATTTATAATAGGCTTAACGAGTGCGATCAGAGTCACCAGAAAGCCGGCTACTGCTATGATCATTCCATCATTCATCTTTTTGCACCTCTGATCTCTAAGTATTTATTAAAGCACTCACGGCCGAATATTCCGTCAACTTCGAGACCATATTTTCTTTCGAATTTCTCCACGGCCTTCATGGTACCGGACTTATATGATCCGAAGTCTCCTTTATATGGTCCATTATAAAATCCCTCTTCACGGAGCCATCTCTGAAGGGTCCTGACGCTTCTGCCGTAGTCGCCGCGCTTATAGTAGCCAGCCTCTGGCAGTCTCAGCTTGCCGTCGATGATCATATTCACTTCGGCCTCTATGTGAGACATTTTCTTGTGAACATAAGGACCCGGACAGGCTGTGCTTGCGGTCATCCTGTGCTCTATCAGATTCCCGGTGAGATCTCCTGTGTAGTTAGCGTGGCCGAGCTTGTTCCGGATCATGATGTCCGCTATGAGTTCAATGCAGGATTCAAGGGTCTCGTCGGATACTTTCCACTCAGGCCCTGCTGTACTGTTGGCCATCTCGATAGAGACGACCTTCTGATTCCATCTTTTGGACCCCTGGGCGAATGCTCCGTGCTTCTCTTCCACATATTGGTCCGTGTCGCCTTTGACTCCGATGCCGTAATTTGAGGATACCTTGACCCCCTGGAAGAAATGTCCGCAAGTGTCAGCTGTCCAATTCGGAGCGCACATGATATGCGGACAGACCTTCTCGATCTTATATGGAGGCCTGAGCCAGTAGTTGTTGTTCCAGATTGCTTTCTTGGCCAGCTTGCTGTCTCTTTTTCTTACTTTAAGGGCGGCCGCGAGCATCAAGGGCCTTCTTCTGATCAGTTGCGATTCCGATTCGCTTTCATCAGATCCCGCGCCCATTGCCTTCAGTTCTTCCTCCATCTCCGGAGTGATGTCAAGCTTCTTCATCGTTCTGCTCCTCCAATTCTTCAGGATCCTTGATCGTTCCGATTTCTTCATTCTCAAGCGCCTTGTTATATGCTGAAGTGGAGACCTTCAGGAGCGCGCCCAAAAATACTCCGAGTGCTGCAATCGTTGCCCCGATTTTTTCGTAATACGGAAGGCTCCAAATCTGACCGACTGCCAGGATCAGAGTGACCAGCGCCGGGATCAGGATCAAAGCGATCCATTTTAATGCATCAAATGTTGAATTTTTCATGATCATATAAAGCCTCCTGTTTTATCTCTGTTTAGTATTATTCAAAATTGACTTAAAGTTTCCTTTTCTCCAATGCTTATAGTCACCACAAGATATTACATTTAAATGTCGTTTTGCATCTTTGCAAGAATTTCTGTGTGTACATTCTTTGCATAAGCCTTGAAGTTTTTTATCTTCTCTCATGTTTCCTTTATAGAACTTCTCCTAATATTTCGCCCGTTGAGTAATCAAAGCAGATTGCTTCTCTTGTTCTCATATCGAAGTCAATGTCTGCACCACCGCCACGGATGATCTTAACTCTTGTATAATAGGTGTCTATGGTAATTAGGTTATACGCATCAAAGCCTACACCTCTGTTCAAATCTGTGCCAGTAGAACTTGTTGTTGCGCAAGTAATACAATACATTAACTGGCTTTTGTCGTTCTCTGCATCCCACATTTCATCCAAGTGGGTATGTCCGCAAATATAACCAATAAAATGCAGACCATTTTGGATTGCCGATGCTACTGTGTCGATAACTGTCTGTGGAGTATTGCAATCGCCATAGGTAGGCATAATGTCCGTCCCAAGTTCTGTAAACGAACAAGGAATTGGTGTTGCTCCACCATGTGGTGAATGAATTGCAATTAGAACATGAAGTCCATTGGTTATTGCATCCGACAAAAGATTTGCAAGCCAACTTGTCTGTGCCGTTGCTTCTGCTCCATTGCTATTATAGAGCATGGCATCCATGACAATTAATCTCACATTACTATCAGTATAATCTTTGTAATAATATGATGTTCCGCTTGTGTGTACAATATCCCAATTGCTCTCAAAAGGTGCTATATAGTATGCATCTCTATCTGCCATACTTAAAGCATCCCAGATATAAGCATTGTTTCCATCTCTTGATGCCGTATCATGGTTTCCTATGCAAGTCATAACCTTTTCATTCCACCATGGTGTAATGTCTGCGTATGTGTCTGCGACCATATCGCCAGTACAAATCATGTCATCAATTTTATCGGAAAAATAATGTGCTTGGTCTATGATTCTGTTATAAGGCACTTTATCTGCATGTGTATCGCTCATATGAAGAATGGTGAGAGGCTTTGCGTTGTTGTATCTTATATGTCTTGCACCATCTAACTTGTGTAAAGTGTCTGCAATGTTATCATAAGAGGACGGATAAACTGTGATAGAACCATCAAAATCACTTGGTGAAATGTTGGCACTATTGGGATCTCTAAAAGTAATAACCATACATCCATCATATGGTGCTATATATGTTTCTGTTTTAGTGCTGAATGACTCGTCATTTCTCTTAATGTTTGATAATGCTACAGAGTTTTCCCATATTGCACAAGCATGTTCAAACGAGCCATTTTCAATTACAATTCGTGTGCCTTGTGTAAAATAAATAACGTCTGTTCTAATCCTGTTTGAAGTGTAGAATTTAACTCCCAAAGCATCAAAACTTCCATTTTCGACAACATCAACATTGTAATACCCTTTGAAAAAAGCAGAATTAAGATTCGGTATTTTTTCCGTCTGCTCCCTCTCTGCATTTTCTTCATAAAAATCTACATAGTACATGGTTTTTAACACACATATTACAACATTTACATCATATTCTGCTTTAAATATATGCTCCATAAATGATGTGCTTGCTTCACCGGTACCTTTTAACATTCGGACAGTATCTCCCACAGAAACAGAATCCGCACTTGTGCATCCTATGATGCATGTCGCAGTGTTCTTTGTGCCTACCTTGACGGTTTCGCCTTTTTTCATATGCACCAAGGCAAACTGTGAAGCCGTAGATTCTATGATTTTGCCACTACCCACATAAATCCATCCATCTGCCCAATTAAGTGTTTTTTCAATAGGAGTTAAGCCACTATCCAAAAGCGACACTTGTTTTTTTAGTGTAGTTGGCTCTTTAACAGAGAGTTTATACTCCGTCTTGCGAACACATACAACCACATTTATATCGTACTCCGCTATATAGGTAAACTCTTGGTAAGTGTCGGCACTTGTTGTTTTATAGATAGGTGCTACTGAATCACCGACAGAAAGTGAATCTGCATTTGTAGAGCCTAAAATCGTTATGTTGTTGTTTCTCGTGCCTATAGTAAGCACTTGCCCTTTAGTTAATGGAATTAAAGCAAAGGCTGATGCCGTGGAACTTGTGATTATTCCTGATTGATTTATATACCCATTCTGCCATGTTGGAGATATTTCAACTGGTACAAATCCATTTTCTCCAAGGTCTATTAAATCACTCTTTAAGTTAGAAACTGCTTCGTCTAAAGCCGCTTGCGTGACTTCCCCATCTCTTACTTCAAATGTAGTAGTGGTTCCGTCTGTGAATGTGATAGTATATGTCTTTACACTTCCTACGG